GTATACCCGATGGGGAGGGCCGGGGTCGCCGCGCCGCCTGCCGTCGCCAGATCCTGCCTATCCATTTCTTCTTCCTCTCTTCTCAAAAACAAAGAAGTGATTACGCGGTTACGAGCGCGCGTAAACACGAAACCCGCGCCACGCCTAGCGAGTTACGCATTTACGTGGTTACGCATGTCGTGCACACACATGCACGCACACCCATGCATGCGCCCGCACTCGCCCACACATGCATGCATGTGTGCGCAATCGGTAACTGCGTAATCACGTAACAACCCGCGCCAGTGCTGGATTCCAGCGTTACGCACCTTCGTAATGGAGTAACTCGCCCGCATCACTGACCTACCTCTGGCTCTTGCCCTTGAGGGGCCGGGGAGCCGCTGCCATACCCCGCGTACTTGCGCAGCGCATCCGCAAACTCACGAACGGCCGAGGTGGCCCAATCGCCTTCAGTCATGCGCTGCTCGCCCTCGCCCAGAATCGGCTCCGTCACCAACAACATGCGCTCGGTCTTCTTGGCTTGACCAGGCCGCACAACGTTCATGGGCTTCGAGCGCATTGGCTGGCCCTGCCCCTCCGCAAACCGAATCACGGTGGGCGTGAACGCCTTCTGGGGGAAGGGGTAGCGGTCTCCAGTCCGCTGGCACCACTTCAGGTAGGCGGCATAAGCCTGGGTGACGGCGCAGGAGTGATACGGCAGATCCAGCTCACCCGCCTGCCATTCCGACCAGAACAGCTCAGGGCTCTTGCGGTTGATGGCAATCAGTGCCGACTTGGCGTCAGTCATGGGGGCCGGGGCATACGCATGGAAGTCGCCCAGCGGGTAGTTCAGCAGGTAGTGGTAGAAGGCCTCGATACCGCCGTTGTCTCGCCATTCGCCGAGCGCCTTGTAATACTCGAAGTCCTTCGCCCTGGGCGTGTAGACGACCAGGTAGCGCCGGTCCGAGTTGTCCAGGGCCAGCGGCTGCAGCTCGTTCGAGAGAAACACGATGTTCATGTGGTTCTTCTCTTCGCGCCGGGTCAGGTGCTTTGGGTTGATCTGCACCGTGGGCGATGTGATCAACGCCTTGAGCCGGTTCTTGTTGTGGACCAGCTCGGCCCGGCTGGACACTTCGTCGCCCACCACGAACAGCTTGCAGCTGCGCCAATCGTTGTGCTTGTCCTCCAGTTCATCCTGGCCAACCAGCGCGCCGTACTTGCCGTACAGCGCGACCATGATGTCAAACAGGAAGTTCTTGCCGGCACCTTCATCGCCATGCATGACCACGGCCGTGCGCAGCTTGGCGCCAGGGTGCTGGAGTGGATAGGCCAACCAGCACAACAGCCAGTGCATGATGTCGCCCGTATCGGCTTCATCAGAAGTGGCGCGGCTTGTCAGAAACGAGACCAGCTCAAGCATGGGCTGGACGTCACCCTCTTTTGGCACCATCGCCATACCGTCGTAGAGATTCACGCTGTTGGCCGGATCGACCTTGAGGGTCGGGTCAAACACCACGTCCTCCAGCCGCACCGTCTTGCGCTTCTCGCTGGCCTTCCACATGCGGACCATGTCGGCGCCATGGGCGTGGCCCATGTTGGCGATCTTCATGATCAACCGCTCAGCACCATCCCAGACGGTGTCGGTACCGTAGATCAGCACGAAGTTCTCGGCCAGGTGGTTGAACTTCCCCCAATCGACCGTCTTCTCTTTTTTCTTGCCCTGCACCGGCGGATCGGCCTTGCCACCCCCATCCCCAGAGTCGCGCGCAGCTGCGCTTACTTTGGGGGGGCGGGGGCGCGAAGAAGATGGCTCGGCCTGCGCCTCGCCCGGCACGCGCACGCCCGCCTGAAAGTCGACGTGCACGACAGAGTTATCCAGCGGCGCTGGCGCGCCGAGAGCCGACGAAGCATGCGACTCTTCGGTCGCATGCGGTGGCGGCAGTGGCGGAAACGAGGCCCCGCCCGCGTTGATGTCGTCGGTGTGCTCAGCCATACCGCCTCGCCATCGCCTCGACCACGCCCACCAGTTGCCGGCGCACCACGTCCAGGCCCTCGAGGACGTGCAGATCGTTGAAGTCGGTATCCTTCGGCCCCCGTGTCGAGGCCTTGAAGATGGGCCAGACCAGGTCGCAACCGTCCGTGGCCTTGGCGGCGCGGGCAGCGGCCGTGCGGCCCGGGTTGATCAGCGCGCCCGTGCGCTTGTCCCGGGTCATGTAGTCGTCATCGGCCAGGATCAGGATGCGTGTGGACGGGTACAGGCCGCGAAGCACGCGCACCACTTCGGCCAGGTTGCCCGCGTCCAGGGCCACGAACACAGGGTGCTCGCGGTCGACCGCCATGCGGGCTGTCAGGCCCGTGGCATAGCCCTCTACCACCATCAGCAGCGCAGTGCTAGTGCCGTCGATATCGCCGAGCCGGATGCAGCAGCCCGGCTTGTCGAAGGCCCGTAGGTAGATCTTCACGCCATCGGGGCGGATGAACTGCAGGCCGCGCAGCGCCTGGTCGCGTGGCAGATCCGGCCGCACCAGGGGCAGCAGCGTGGTGCCTGCGGGCAGGCGCACCACCACATCTTCCTCCCCGTGCTTGCGGGAAGGCCAGCGCAGGGACAGTTGGCGATCGAGCGCGCGGAAGGCCTCGCCCTGCACCTGCTTGCGATCCAGATAGGGCGTCGTGCCCACGCGCACACCCTTGCGCCAGATATCGATGGCCTCGGCAGCAGCGTTGGCGATCTCCTGGGCACGCTCAGTGGCTGCGGCCTCGGCAAGCGCCTTGCGGTGGGCCGCCTGGCGAGCGCGCTCGGCCTCGGACAGCGGCGCCCAATCCACCTCGACCTTTTGCCAGTCGCCGCCCCGGCGGTAGGTGCCAAAGGCGCCAACCACATACTCTCCGCCGGCATCGGGCCGGAACAAGTACATCTTGAACCAGTCCTTGCCACCGGCGCCGCAAGTCGTCTTGCGGCCGGCCCGGATGCGGTCTGGCATGACACTGCGGTCCCGATCGCGCAGCTCGATACCGAACTGCTCCATCTGGTGCAGGACGTCCTGATAGTTGTCCATCAGTCTTTGCCCCCGTTCATCTGCCGGAGCTGAGCTGCGATCTGCAGCGCTGTACCCATGACACGCTCCAGTGCGTGCGCCATGCGCGCTGTCTCGGTGACAGGGTCCAGCGGCACTGGAGGGGCATATCCAGCGCCACGCATATAGAAAGCCGCCAGGCCGTGGAAGCCGATCTCGCGCGCCTTGCGCATCAGTAACAGCACCTGGCCCGGGTTCAGCCGCTCGGAACGCGAGGGGTTGAGCGCATCCAGCAGGTATCGCGCGGCGGCCTCGGGCGTCTTCTCCGGGTAGAGCATCTCGCCCACCTTCTTGGCGCCGCCCAGGCGCTGCACGGCCGCCTTGGCCGCGTCTAACTCATCGTCATACATCAGGATTTCATCGTCATCCATGGGTCACCTCTCTACTGTGATCCGGCCGGTTTCCGGCCCCGTTCCGAACGGTTCCGAATCTTTCGGAACCGTTCGGAATGCCTCGACGAGGCAAAAAAAAGAGACTTCGGTGCATGAACCCATGCACCGAAACCTCGCAAGAAAAAGCCGCCCAGGCCCATGACGGGCGCCGGGCGGAAAATGCGCCCGGGGCGGAACACGCCCCTGGCAACCACGAAACCAAGAAAGGACACACCCATGCCGGCCAACACACCACTGCGCCTCGAGGAGGCCCTGCAGCGCATCGACGCCATCGAGGCGGCGCTGGGCGCGCTGACCATGCTGGCCGTGCAGCACTTGCCGGCGGCCGAGCAGCGGCGCTTCGCGGAAGCGCTTGCCACCTTCGGCGCGGCAGCGGAAAAAGAAGGAGATGTGGCCACGGCTACTCTGCTGACCGGGCTGCACGGGGCGGCAGTGAGTGGGTCGGGCGCGTAGCGCGCCAATCGATCCAGCGATCGGAGAGCCTGACGGCGTCCAACGCAGCGACGTCGCTGGCGAGAGCCGGGAAGATGGGCGCACGTGCGTGGGTCGGCCTGGCTGTCCTGACCCACGACATCGCAAGTACAGCAACCAACATGTTGCGGCGGGTGATGGGCCTATGCATTGCCATCCCCGACGTCAAGAGCGGCCGCGCCCTGCGTCGCAGCATCCAACATCTCGGGCCAGATCCGTTTCCACCGCACAGGGAACATCGCTGGGCGGGAGACCGCACCCAAGGTGAATTTCTCAATGTCAGCCCCGTGCTCGGCAGGGATGGGCCGCTCGCCGTTCGCCATCTTGTTCACGAACGAGGGCGAGACGTTGAGGTGGCGCGCCAACCCGGCGCAACGCCCTCTCCCGCCGGTCAACCAAGATTTGAGTAGGTCCATGGCGCGCATTTTATTCCCCAATGGGGAAAGTAACGCAAGACCCATTGGGGAATTTTCTTTTTCCCCCGTGGACAGTGGAATCGCCCGGATGCGAACTGTTGAAGAAATTAGGCGCGCCAACCTGCAAGTGCTGGTCGACCAGCACGCCGGGATGGCGAACCTTTGCGAGAAGCTGGGCTATGCCCGGAACGAGACCGCCACGCTCACCCGAATACTCAACGCCAACGTAAGGCACGACCGGGGAGGCAAGCCTTACAACATGGGCAGCCCCATGGCGCGGGAGATGGAGGACAAGCTGCAGCTCGAGGTCGGATGGATGGACAACGTGCACAAACGCGAGCAGGAGCCCGCGCAATCCGCACCAGTTGATTGGCCTTTCACAATCGCCCGAGCCAGGCTTGACGCGCTTACGCGGGAAGACTGGATACGACTCAACGCTACCGTGCAAGCTGTAGTGGAGACACGGGAGGCAGACGCCCTCACAAAAAGCCATAGAAGCGCAGCCTGAAAAGCGCGCTTCAGCCAGGATCTATATCTTCAAACAACGGAACCGGGAGGAGGTTGTCAGGTGATCTCAAAGCAATGTCTAAAGTGCGGCCAGACCGCTTCTATCGATCCATCAACCACCCTGGCATGCCCTCACTGCGGCGCCATCTACAGCAAGGTGGAAGCGGTTGCGCAGACCCAGGCCCCACGGCGTGCCGTGCCTGTAGCCCCCATCCGTCAACAAACAGCGGGTGATGGCACCGACGTAGACCCAGCAGAGTTTGTGGACACCCTGCGCGCGGCGAGCATCTATCCCACGTTCAGGGCCGTAGCCAACCTGCTCTACTGGTGCGGCGTCGTTCTCGCAGTCCTGATCCTGCTCGGCGGGTTGTCGCTTTCCATGCGGGCCGGATTTCCTGCCGCGATCGGAGGCATCGCTGGTGGCTTGTTGGTGTTCATCTTTGCCAGAGTGGGGAAAGAGATGAGTCTGATGCTGGCGGACTTGAGCGACGCAACGGTAAGGATGGCTGCGAACGCTGAGAAAGCTTCCCCAAAGGGCTGAGTAGAAAGCCACAACTTTCCCCAGAGGGTATAGACAACTTTACCCACCGGGGAAATAATCGCCTCCACGCCCATTCCGGGCGCTGGAGGTTCCATGTCCCTTGCCCCCCTTCTCGCGCTCCATGAAGCGCTTCAAGAGGCCGAGCAGTTCGTCGCCGGCTTCGAGAACGATCCCCACCAAGAAACCGATGTCGGCCTGCTGCTGAAGAAGCTGCGCGGCCAGGTCGACGTCGTGCGCGTCACCATCGACATCACGCGCGCCCATGACGCAACCCAGATTGCGACGACCAGCGTTGCCGGCATCCGCGAGGAGCTGGGCCTGCGAGGTGCAGCATGAGCACCGTCCAGCCCATGCTCAACCTGGTGGAGCACCTCACCAGCGCTCCCGGCGGCCAGCCCAACCCCATCACCGCCAGCCTGCTGCTGTCCTGGCTTGCCTACCCGCTGCAGCACCCCGACGGCAAGCTCACCAAAGCCATGGTGCTGCGCGGCCCGCGCGGGAACGGCACGGCCATGCTGCTGGACGCCATGGCGCTGATCCACGGCGCCGCCTACCTGCCGCTGGGCCACGTGGACCTTCTCACCTCACACATCAATGGATTCCTGTCGGGCAAGCGCCTGGTGCGGCTCGACGAGATCCCGAAACTGGAGGAACAGCGGGCCCAGCTCAAAGCCCTGATCAGCCAGCCCGCTTTGCGCACCCACGCGAACGGCCGCAGCCCCCGCGTGGAACTCAATCGCCTGAATTTCGTTTTCGTGACGAGCGATGCCAACCCGCTCGGCACAGACGATCGGCGTTATTTCGCTATCGACACAGCCCGAACGGCCATCAGCTCGCCCGCGCTGTTCCGCGAACTGATTCACTGGCGCGGCCGTGGCGGCGCTGTCGATTTCGGGGAGTACTTGAGGCAGTACCAACTGGACCAGGACTTCCTGCTGGAGCACGCGGTCGCTGGAGGCGCAGCATGAACCTCACACTGCACTTCACCGAGTGGGAATGCGGCCACCACCAGGAGAGGCCGGCCGACATACAGGTCAGCAGCATGGAAC